TCTACCAGCAGCCATTAACTTGGAAGAATCTGCTGGAGAAGGTCAGGAGTTCATTGGCGCTCGTGACGTTAAACTACCCATCCTTAAAATCTTATACGCAAATTCACCTGTATTAGATAAAAGTGATGGAAAATATATGGCTAATGCGGAACGAGGCGATATATACAACGAAGTAACTGGAAGTCTTTGGAAAGGCAAAGAAGGTATCGTTGTAGTTCCTTGTTTATACATCAACACTTTTAATGAGTGGAAAGACAAGGGTGACAGCCCTGGAAGACCTATTAATATTCATACGGATCCTTCCATTATGTCTGAAACTACAAGAAGTGAGGATAATAAGGATAGACTTCCAAACGGTAATTATGTGGAAGATACAGGTAATCATTTTGTTTTTATCTTAGATAAAGACTACTTACCTCAAGAACAAGCATTAATTGCTATGAAGTCTACTCAAAAAAAGAAATCTAAAACTTGGAATTCGATGATGCAAACTCGTCGAATGAAAGGTTCTAAAGGTTTCTTTAGACCACCAACTTGGGCAACAACTTATCGCCTAACTACTACTAAGGAATCTAATTCTCAGAATACTTGGTATGGTTGGGTTGTGGAATTCGATACATTCCTACTAACGGAGAAGTTCCCAAAAACACTTGAGATCACTAGGGGCTTTTATCAAAGCTCTATGAAGAGTGATATTTTTGGTAAGGTGGACTTTGGGACAACTCCAGATTTAAAACAGGATACAAAAAAACAAGCAGTACCGTTTTAAATGTTAAAACGATTAGTAGATCTTTTTGAAGGGGATCCTGATCAGTTCATTACGACCTCCCTTACGGGGGAGGTCGATGAACGGGGTAAGCATCAAGCCGAGTACCTCACGATTCACGAACCTCTCACTTCAGCTAAATGGCAGGAGCATCTAGATGGCAAGGTCAGAATCGGTGTGCGCCCCGAAAACAATGATAAATGTAAATGGGGGTGCATTGATGTTGATCCCACGACCTATAAAAATTATTCACAAAAAAAATACGTTTCCATTATCCAAGAATATAAACTTCCTTTAGTTCCCATTAAATCCAAATCAGGAGGTCTTCATTTATTTTTATTTTTAAAAGATTGGGCGTCTGTTGAGGATGTAAGAAAAAAACTCGATGAATGGAATGATACTTTCTTTATGGCTAATGAAGTCTTCCCAATGAGTAAAGCAGTAACAATGCCATACTACAACTGTAATGCAACAGTAGAATTTGCCTTTGACGATAATTCAAATCCATTGATGATAGGAGCCTTTCTAGACTTAGCTGAATCAAAACGATTATCAGTAAAAGAATTATATAACTTAAAAACAAATGCCTACGAGCCTGAGACAGAATGGCAAAACTATCCTCCATGTGTACAAAAACTTATAACAGAGCCGTGGCCTGGAAACAATCGTAATAACTTTCTATTCAATATCCTGGTTCTAGAGAATAAAAAAACAGACGGTAATCTAGATATCAAAGCTCTTCAAGAAGTTGCTCTTGAACGAAATAAACAATGCTTTACCAAACCCATGAAGGTTAGTGAAGTTAAAGCGATAGCGAAGTCTGTTAAGACTCATGGCTATCATTTCAAATGTCCTCCTAAGCATGCCGAAATTCAGCCGATTTGTAACAAAGAACTTTGTAAGACACGAAAGCTGGGGATTGGTCCTCAAATTCCAGAAATGATTGATGAGTTTAAAGAAATTTCCTATACCCGAGATACTAAAACTATTTATTTTAGCTTCAGCTTTAAAGGCCAACGCATCACGGTTCAACCTGAAGACATGAAAGACGAAAAGTCATGGAGAATTAAATTTTTAAAATATGGAATTTTTTGGATGTCCCTCCCCAAAACTAGAGCGGGTCCTTCTCCTTTTGAATTGTTGCTCAAAGAAATTACTGCACGAGCGATTGAAAATGAAAAAATGAAATTTGAAGATACCGTCGATGAAGAAAAATATAATACCCTTAAATCTTTTTTTGAAAAAACAATTGAAGAAGACGACTTTACTAAACTTAAAGATGGGTATGTTGTTTTAGATTCCAAAACACGAATGTGTTATTTTAAACGCTCTACTCTTGAGTATTATATTAAAAGTCATGCCACTAAAATTTTTAACAGCACCATGGATGCTCTCCATTATCTAGGATGCGAACGCCATGCGTACTGGGAAGGCGAAAAAAATATTTGGTATGTTCAAATGCCAGAATTTGTAAGCCATGTGGGTGTCACCCCTACCAAAAAGACTAAAAAAGAAACGTCGGAATTAGATGATGAATACCACACAGAAAAATTTAGAACGCCAAGCGCTAAAAACCCTCCACCAGAAAACAGTTAAAATTTTTGGACCGCCTGGAACAGGTAAGACCGAAACTTTAATTGCACGGGTTTTAACGAGAGCTTTAAAAAATAATATTTCTCCACAGAGTATTGCTTTTATTTCTTTTACTAATAAAGCAATCAACACTGCAACAGAAAGAGCTCTTCAAGCTTTTCCTCAGTATACTACTGATGATTTTGAAAGATTTAAAACTCTGCATAAATACTGCCGAAGATATTTTGAAGAAGATATTTTTGATCCTAAAGATTGTATGGTGGACTTTGCNCTNGAAGGTAAAATTATTAAATANAGCGATAAGCGATTAGCCGATGATAATTTTACTTANATAGATTGGTCNTTAGGGATTTATAGTAAATCTCGNAATATGTTAAAGAGTCCTGAAGAAATTTATAAGAAAGAATCTTATCAAAAAGATTCGCTGGATGTTCTNTTAAAAAAAATACAAATATATAAGGACTATAAAAAAAGTGGCAAAGAAAAAGCTTTAATCGATTTCGATGACATGATTGAAAAAGCTATCGAAGAAGTTAATTTTCCTCCTCTTAAAATTTTAATTATTGATGAAGCCCAAGATTGCACACCCCTTCAATGGTCAGTCATTTTTAAAATTGCCAAGAATGCTGAAAGAATTTATTTAGCAGGTGACGACGACCAAGCCATTTATGAATGGAACGGCGCAGACCCTCGATATTTTACTCATTACTTTCCGGGGCGTAAGGTAAGACTTAGAAAAACAAGACGGTTCGGAAAAGCGATTCATCATTTTTCTCAGATCATTAGAAGAGAGATTTTTAATAGCGAAGAAAAAGAATATACCCATTCAAAACAAGAAGGCTACATCAAGCACTATTTAAATTTTAGAGAAATCCCTTTCAATACCTTAGAAGGAAGTTGGTATATTTTAGGACGTATTAATACTGCAGTAAATGAATTACGTATGTTGGCTAAACATGCNGGGTTGTATTTTTCCGATAATGAAGATATAAAATGCTTTGATCAACATCAATGGGAGGCTATCAAAGCTTGGACGCATCTTTCAAATAAGAAAACAATCAACAAGAAGCAGGTTGAAAAAATGTATAGATATATTCGAGAGCTAAAGGATCCTAAATTTAGAACAACTAAATTTTGGAATACAGAATCTGAGCTTGAGGAATATGATTTTAAAAATTTAACTAAACGATGTGGCCTTGATCTTCCCCTGAGTTCTCAAAAGAAACAGTGGTGGGATATATTAAAAAGAAACTTTACTTCCCAACAAGTTTTTTATTTCATAAGATTGCTAAAACGCTATGGCCAAAAAGAATTAGACAATCTTCCTAAAATCATTATTGATACTATTCATTCTGTTAAAGGAGGGGAGGCAGATCATGTTGTTTTATATGCTAAAGCGAATTATCCTTCCAATTTTAAATCTAAATCACGTGACGAAAAAACTAATGAAAAAAAAGTCTGGTATACCGCTGCAACTCGTGCTAGAAAAACTATTCATCTGCTAAATACAGATTATAAATATAATTATCCAATTGGAGGAGACTATTTAACTTATGTCCAAGAACGATAAGCCTAGTTACTACAAACAGTTGCAGGAAATGATTAAGAAAGTTAAAGCAGAAACGAAATGGCGAAACATTTTTAAAATTGTAGAAGAAGCACAGAAGCGTTTGAAAAGAAAAGGATCCAGTGCAAAGCCTGATTGAAAGCATCATTGATGTAGGTTCCGGATTCGTCCTGGCTATCCTCATCCAGTTATACATTTTTCCGCTCTTTGGGCTCCATCCTACGATTATGGACAGTTTGGGAATCGCTTTAATTTTTACGGTTGTTTCCATGACACGCTCTTGGATTTGGAGAATAGTTTTTAAAAAATATGACGGAAGACGAAAAGCTTAAAAGAATTTATCAGAAAATTTTTACCGATGCGATGGTCTATGGAGAAAATTATCCAATGCAAATGGTAGCCGCTACTTATATGGCAATTGCTATGAGAATTTATAAAACTCTTCTAACGAAGGAAGAATACAAAGAAATGGTGAAAGTTGTTGAAGGCAGCAATATTAAAGACCCTAAAAAAACCGTACATTAATGAACGTTTATAAAAAACAAATCGGTGGATCCCACTACAAGAATATGAAAATTCAACCGAGTGAATTTATTAATGAAAATAAACTCTTGTTCGCGGAGGGAAATGCTATTAAATATATTTGTAGACATGCATCAAAGGGAGAAGTTAAAGACTTGGAAAAAGCAAAACATTACATTGATATGATTATTGATAGGGATTA